GAAATCACTGAAAAGGTATATGAGGAATATTTGAACGTCTGGAAAGAAAAGTCATGAAAACCTGCTCCAAATGTTCTCAACAAAAGAATTTCTGGGACTTCTCCTTCTCAACTCTGAAGGAAAAATACCTCGACATTTGCAAGACATGCAGGACAGCGACATCCAACGGTGAAAGAAAAAAACTAAGTTCTATTAGCCCATCTCTATCTAGGGAGTTCTATAAATGCAGGAAGGTGAAGTCATAATGAAATATAAACCATGTTGTTCCCGGAGATGCTGCGTAGCGGGCTGCCCTATAAATGAACAGGGGGGATGTTACTGTGCATGTAGGATTATGGATGGAATCAAGATGGCAAAGTCCGTGATTGAAGGACATTCCGTGGGGAAAGGATGCATCTATTACTCTCAATTAGAAGATGCTAAGAATCATGTAGCACGGCTTACGCCAGAGAAGAGGGCGGAAGAAGATCATTTTCGTGAAGTCACGGCTCCTGAGATATTAAAGAATCTAGAAGAAAAACTTAAATCTTATGAAATAGACGATGGATAATTATATAGTCAATACAGACAAAAGTTACAATTACCATTTCGAATGTCATCATTTCCGAATAATTGATGGAATTTTACATGCATACGATGACTGTGATGAAGTTATTTGGGTGATAAAGGACTGGGTTTCTTTTCGTCGTATAACTGATGAGGAATTGACTCCAAAAAATCCTGATGATTTTTATGAAAGCATAAATCAAGAGGAAAAAAATGGAATGGATTAAAGTACAAGGAGACACTCTTCCCGAGCTTGGAACGAAATGCTGGGTAAAGACGAGAGATGGAAACCAGCAACCCGCTTGGTTTATAGACTGCGACCATGGGCATTTGAGAAAATATTAACGGAAAATTATGCAGTGTATATGTAAAAAATGTCAGAAGTCTTTTAATATTGAAAATATAGAAGGGACAGAAAATTTAAAATGCTTGCGGGAACTCCCAGAAATGAGCAAGCCAGAAGAATCTCATTTCGTGGAATTCGGAACTTCCACAGGAATTTCTTTCATGACCAGTGCTGGAAAAAAGAAAATGGAAGCGGGGAAAAAATATGATCAAGAGCTAAATGAAATATGAAATGGATTGACGTCGAAAAGAAAAAACCACGAGTCTGCGAAAACATCCTATTCACTGATGGTAATGAGGTGTACGCAGGATGGCTTGAAACATGCGAACCCCTCGAGGACTTAATATTCTACAACACCCTCCACTCACGCGACCACTGGCCAGAAAACATCACTCACTGGATGGCATTTCCGTTTCCGCCTGACTAAGACGCTTTCAAAATATTAAGACTTGTGTAAGGATTTGTTTAGCAAGATAATATTTTAGAGTGGTAATAAATGGCTGGAAGACCTGAAAAAAATCTTGATTGGGATCGTGTAGATAAATTACTAAAATGTGGATCTCATGGCACAGAGATTGCGGCTGAATTTAATATGTGTCCTAAGACTCTCTATAGGAAAATAGAGGAAGAATTTGGTGTCAATTTTACGGAGTATTCTTCCCAAAAGAAAGGAATTGGTAAATCGGCGATAAGAGAAAAACAATTTGATGAAGCTTTGAATGGTAACTCTACCCTTTTGATTTGGCTTGGAAAAGTAAGGCTAGGTCAGAAAGAAGAAGAGAAAAGTCCAACAGCGCCAAATGACCAACAAATCACCGCAGACACTGAATTGACTAGAGTGAAATACGAACTTATGGAGCTAAGAAAGAAGCATGGATATGAGTCCGAAACAGATGGAGAGCTTCTGCAAAGCGAACCGTAGGTTTAATATATGGGTGGGAGCGGTTCGTTCTGGTAAGACTTATTCATCAATCTTCAAGCTAGTAGACTTCATCAAAAATGGCCCCCCAGGTGATGGAATGATCATCGGTGTCAATCGTGATACTATTCAACGCAATGTTCTCATCGAGTTATACAAGTTCTTAGGGTGGTCTCCTCCAGGCACAAAAGTCACAGAAACTAAGATGTATGGGCGTAATATCTATTTCGTAGGTGCCCACGACGAAGGAGCAGTAAGACGTATCCAAGGAAGTACTCTTGCGTTTGCATATGTGGACGAAGCAGCTTGCATTCCTGCGCCCTTCTGGAGGATGCTTCAGTCGCGTCTTAGTATTAAAGGAGCACAGATATTCGCGACGTGTAACCCAGAAGGTCCTCATCATTGGCTTAAGAAAGACTACATCGACCGAGCTAATGAACTAGATCTCATATCCTGGCATTTCACTCTCGACGACAATCCCTCCCTAGATCCTATTTATAAAGAGAACCTTAAGAAAGAATACTCCGGCATGTGGTACAAGCGCTACATCTTAGGCGAATGGGCGGTTAGTCACGGTCTAATCTATGATAGCTATGATGATCTCAACGAATATGATCAGCCAAAAGAGCCTCCAAACTATTACATCGTAGGTATTGACTATGGGACTTCCAACGCCACTGCTGCTGTTCTCTGCGCTGTTTCTCCTACTCGATGGCCACAGATACGGGTCGAGGAAGAATATTATTATGATTCTGTGAAGAAAGGTCGTCAGAAAACAGACGCGGAGTTAGCAGATGATATTAAGGAATTCGTAGGATGGAAAAGTGTGAGAGCAATCTATGTCGATCCATCAGCAGCAAGTCTTAAGGTAGAGCTCAGACGCAGAGAGTTGCCTGTGCTAGATGCTAATAATGATGTGATTGAGGGAATAAAGGTCACAAGCAAATTTATTTCCCAGAAAAGCCTTGTGATTCATAAAGGATGTCCAACGCTTAGAGAGTGTATCCAAACATACTCATGGGATCCTAAAGCTGCGGATCAAGGGGAAGATAAGCCATTAAAGAAAAAAGAACATATTTGTGATGCACTTAGGTACGCTTGCTATACTGCTTTCCCTAGAGGAGAATTTAGCCATCCTGATGAGAATCTTACCATTCAACAGATCCGTCAACAAGTATATGGTGAAAATGATTTCAATCCGATTGGTGGAAATGTAGGGGGCTATTTCTAACCACATAGTACTTGCGTGGTTTGTCTTTATACTTTAAAGTTTAGTTTAATCTTAGAGGTGGTTTATCGGCTCCTACGACAATGGTCAATTTGGCGGTATCGGCTATATAGATCCTTCCGATGTCAACGCCAAGAACATCAAGCAATTCATGTCTCACTTCTATCAGGCTAGTTACCCGTCGAATGGCGTTTACTGGCAGCAAGGGGCAATAGACAAGAGATTCAAAGTAGGTGACCAAACCCTCTGGTCTATGATCTACGGCGATAATCAATACTTCCAAGCTAGGCGTTTCTTCTTCAACCTGATCCGTCGTCATATCAATATGATTGTTGGCTATCAGCGTAAGAACCGTAAATCTACCGTCACAATGCCCAATCTAGAAAATGATGCTCTGGCCGATGACTATAATGCCGTCTTAAGATGGAGTGAGGATAGAGATGGATTCCAAGAATACTTTTCGCAAGCGTTCGAAGGAGCAATGGATACGGGTTGCTCTCTACTGCATTTATATCCTGATTACACTATGGACCCTATTTCTGGCGATCTATTTACAGACCAAGTATCCTATAATAATTTCTTGATAGATCCCTACTATCGTAAGCAAGATCTAACTGATTGCACCGCGATATGGAGACGTCGATGGGTAAACAAGACTCAAGCTAAGGCTCTCCTTCCTGGCCATGCTAAAGAGATAGATAAGATGCAACCATCGGGCATGAAGGATGGAAGGTTCCCTTTACAAGCTGAACTGATCAACCTCGATACCAATTCCCTGTTTCCCTATGACGAATTCCACTACCGAGCTACACGCGAAGCTACCATTGTACTAGATCCTAAAAGCGGAGAGGCGGTCGAATGGGAGCATGATGAGGAAGACGAAGATGACATGATGGAGCGTACATTAGCTCAACAACCTTGGCTTGTGGTCAAGAAACAACAAGTTCCTACTGTCAAGCTCGCAATCTGTCTAGGTAGCCATGTTTTGTATGATGGGCCAAATTTACTTAATATTGATTCATACCCGTTTGTGCCGATGCTATGCTATCACGAACCAGATATCCAATCTTATGCGTGGCGCATTCAGGGAGTAGTAAGAAATCTAAGAGACGCTCAGTATTTATACAACCGAAGAAAAGTCATAGAATTAGACATCCTTGAATCTCAAATTAATAGTGGATGGATTTATCCTATTGATGCAGTAGTAGACCCCAAAGCTTTCCGTCAGCAAGGTCAAGGATTCCTAGTACCACTTAAGGCAGGACATACAGCTCAAGAGCTTCAGCGCATCGAAGCTCCCGCGATCCCAGCATCGATGATTGAACTCTCAAGAGCTTTATCCGAAGACATCACCAAGATTTCAGGAGTAAACGAAGAACTCCTAGGAGCCGCCACAGATGACAAGTCAGGCATCCTATCTATGTTGCGACAAGGAGCAGGACTTACTACTTTGCAGACTATATTCGACAAAGCAGACTATTCTCAGAGACTCTACGGAAAGATTCGCCTCCAAGCGATTCGCAAGAACTTTTCCAAGGGAAAAATTAAAAGCATTCTCGGCCACGACGCCGATCCAAGATTCTGGACAGCCCACGCTTTAAAATACTCAATTGCCGTAGAGGAAGGAAACTACTCTACAACTCAAAGACAAATGGAATTACAACAGCTATTGCATTTCAAAGAGCTTGGAATGCCAATCGCCGATAAGTCAATACTTCAAGCTGCCTTTATCTCCAACAAGGCAGAGGTTATTCAAGCAATGCAGGAGCAGACGCAGCAACAGCAGCAGATGCAACAAGAGCAAGCTCAAACCCAGAAGGAGAAAGACAATGCGGAAGTGGTGGCAAAACATGCAAAAGCGCGTTCTGACCTGGCTCAAGCAGAAGAGAGACTGGCCAGTGTTCAAGAAAAAATCGCGAAGGTAGAGGAAATCCATGCAGATGCAGAACACAAGCGCATGGGTGCTGATCTAGACCTAGTAAAGATGATGATAGGCCTAGAAGATATGGATCTCGCAAACTTCCGTGCTAGCTTCGAAATGGCGGAAGCAATTAAATTAGCTAATAATGGGCAGCAAAACAACAAAGCTCCCGTTCAACAAGCCCAAGGAGGGTAATATGAGCAAAGAAAAAGGTGGAATGAGAAGCGCTAAAATGCCAGCTTCCCAATTCGAAAGAAACGAAGGGGAACTTGGCCAATCTAGCAAAATGAAATATGCTACGGAGTTTGGCAATCCTCAAGATCTCAGCAGAAGCACAGCGGCACTTGCTGCCTATGCTAAAAAGAACAAAATGAAATATTAACTCGTATTTCCGATTTTCCGATTCCATAGGGATTTAAGAAAATCGGAAATCGGAAAAGGAACAAAAATGAAAAAATCTGACAGGAAGAAAGCTGAAAAGGCTCTCAAAGGATCAAAAGAAGGAATTTCCAAGTTTTTGGAAGTTCCTAAAGGAAAGAAAGCTAAAATTATTCGCTTGAAATAGAGGGACTATGCCACACAAATTTGGTAAAGAGAACAACCGCAATCCAGGCACATCCCAGCTTGGTCATTCTAAGGGGAACAAGCGAGCTATTCCAGGCGAGCATTGGGAAAGAACGTATGATGCGACTAATCCAAGTAAGAACATGATTCTTACTGAAGGGGCAGATTTTAATCCTAAGTCTTCAGATGAGAGAAAAACCACGCATATCAAAGTAAATCGAGAGGATCATTAAGATGAAAAAAAAACAAACTACAAAAAAACATTTGTCGATTGCTGAAAAAATTGCAAAAAAGATTAAGAAAGATGAAAATCCAAATAGAAAATCAATGATGTTTTCAAGAGTTCCTCTATCTAAAAGAAAATAGAAAAGGGAGTAAAATATATCAAAGGAAATGGTGAGGATCATTAATGGCTGATTGGATTTCTGGTGCAATAAAAAAACCAGGAGCACTTAGAAAGTCTCTTCATGTGAAGAAAGGGGAAAAGATTCCGGAGTCTAAGCTCAAAAAGGCAGAGAAAAGTAAGAACCCGAGGCTAGCCAAGCGAGCCCGCTTAGCTGAGACCCTAAAGAGCTTTAAGCACTAATGAAGCGTCGTAAAACTGCTGGTGAGCTATCTCTTAAAGCTCAATCGGATTCTTCTCTATATGATGGTAGGGAAGTAGCCGAAGGGCAGATGCATGATCTCCATAAGCAATTAATGGAAAGCGCTCATACCCATTTAAATATCATCGACGAGCCTGAATTCTTCGTGGTAATGGTGAGAGCAAGCGACCCACTCATCCAAGGTATCGTCCGCCAAAAGTTCTATTCCTATCCCTATATGCCAAGTCCCAGACCAGAACAAGCCGTATTTCTATACAATAAGGCCAAAGATACTCTCAAATTTATCTGGTCCCTCCCCCCTGCGAAAGTTATGGCTGCAATCTCGGAAGCACAAGTAGTTGCAAAGAAATGGGAGAGGACTAAAGGTTGGTGTGATGCTTTCTTCAATAAAAACTTTTGGCATCAAATCCGTAAAGAAAACAATTTTGATCATCTTTCGGAGATAGAATATCTAAACGCTAATAGAGAGAAACTCGTCAAGGCGGGATGTAAGGAGTGCGAGCCGGGTACTACCGATGCCTTTGATTTTAGTAAAGTCTCTATTGATAAGATCATAGACACGAAGACAGCCGTCGTTAATCAGTAATGTCTCCAGAGTTTTTGGTAAACACAATACTTGAATAGGAACGTTCGCTCCCAAATAATACAATGTTCTCCTGTAATGTGATAAATCTTCTTGCAATTTCTCTTGAGAATCTTTGATTTTTTCAGCAATATCTAAATCAGACATAAGGAGTCACAGATGGATGAAGTTGTTAACACTAAGGTAGAAGAAGTAAAACAAAACGTGCAAGAGAATAATTTAAATGCCACTGAAAAAAAGAGTGTTGAACCAAATCAAGAAACTCCAGAGCAAATTAATTGGAAAAAGTTCCGGGAAGCGCGAGAGCAAGATAGAAAAGCCAAAGAACTTGCAGAACGAGAAGCGGCTAAGAAAGCCGAAGAGATAGCCGCCCTTAAAGCTGCAATGGAATCGTTGCTCAATAAGCCTTCTCAACAGAATGTACACCAAGAAGCTGAAGAGCTAACCGAAGAGCAGAAGATTGATAAGCGTGTCGAAGAGATGATGGCTAAGCGCGATCGTCAGTATGAAGAGGAAAAGCGTCTAAGAGAGCAGCAGGAGTTCCCTCAACGCTTAGTAGCTAATTTCTCCGACTTCGATCAAGTATGCAACACTGAGAATCTGGACTATCTTGAGTATCATTATCCGGAGGTAGCGGCTCCTTATAAGCATTTACCGGATGGATATGACAAATGGGCAGCAATCTATAAGGCTGTAAAGAGGTTCGTGCCTAATCCTAACTCCAAGAAAGATCAAAAATCGGCAGAGAAGAACTTTAATAAGCCTCAATCTATGGCGGTAGGAGGCACTACTCAGACGACAGATTCAGCACCGATGATGCTCGATGAGAAGAGACGGCAAGATAACTGGGCTAGAATGCAACGCACGATGAAGAGCGGTGGAAGATAGTCTTATTGTCATAAAATATTTAGGTTGATAAGCTAAAAAAAGCTGATATACGGCGTCGCTAGCCTCCTGCTGATTAACACCTTCGCAAGTGTAGCTGATTTAGTTGTCTCGCAAACAACAGAATTAGAACTAAACACTTGAAATAGGTGTTAATCATGGCCAATGGCATCACAAATATTAACAATATGGCTCCTGAACTTCCTTTACAGTTCAGCGAAGACTTATTGTCTACCCCAATGTTTAACCTGATCCACTCCTTTGGTGCGGATCTTCACTATGCAGAAGCGCATATCGGTAAGACAACACGTATGTCTCGATATGAGCGTCTGTCTACCGACGGTGGTCAACTCGACGGTTCTGGTATTGATCCAGCTCCCGAAGTTGTCGTACGTACTGATGTCGATGCAACGATGGAAATCTACGCTAAGACAGTTGTAATTAACGAACAAGTTACTTTGTATGAGAATGATAAAGTACTAACTAAGTTTACTGCTTTATTAGGACAATGGTTACGAGAAAAGGAAGATCTTTTAATGAGAGATCTTTATTCTAGTTCAGTTAGTTATATAAACGCGGTAGGGGGAGTAAACGGCGATCAGCCAAGTGAGATTGACCGTAAAGATATTAACAACATCGAGCGAATTTTGCTTGGTAACGATGCGCGTACAATGCTCGAAGGGATCGATGCAGGCCTGAAGTTCGGCACAGCACCAACTAGAGATGCATTCATCGCTTTGGCTTCAACCGACATCACACCTGACCTTCAAAACGTTGGGGGCGTTCTTCTCAAAAATGCTTATCCTAATCAAGAAGGTTTGCGTCCTGAAGAATATTGCTCCGTATCACGCTTTAGATTCTTCGTGTCTTCTAAAGCTGCTAAAATCCCTGGAGCTTCTCTCAATGGAGCAACAGTCTACACTATTCCGATGTATGGCCTAGAAGCTGCTGCTAAGATCGACCAGAATAACTATTCTGCAATCTTAGGCTACAGACCTCCGTATGTCGTATCTAGCGTGGCTCAAAACAGCCAGCTCTATGCTAAGTTTGCAATTGCCCGTGCGATTACAAACCAAAACTGGATCTCTGGTTTGAACGTAACCGCAAGACTATAAGGAGAAACAATATGGCTTTTACAATTTTAGATGGTGGTTCATTCACCTCTACTGGAGTTGGCGTTAAAATTCCTATTCCTAGCTCTGCCGACTATTTCAAGACGGTAAACGTAACACAAATGGCTGCTGCTGGTACTGTTTGTGTGGCAGGAGAATGGTTCGGACCAAAATTTGGTGCTGGCGCTTCTGCGGCAAATGATGGAATCAGATGGAGAAAAGCGGGAACAAACGCGATCTTAATCGATACTTTTGCAACAGCAACCGCATCAGATGGTTTTACATATGTGACAGTAAGTCCATATGTTGAAGCTGCGAATGCTAATTTAATCACTGGGATGACAGCCGCAAACCCTGCTGTAGTAACTCAGACTAATACCTATTCCAATGGTGATTATGTACGCATTTACAGTTCTACTGGAGATTTGACAATCGGTGGAATGGTATTCCAAATTTCGTCAGTATCTGGCGCAGGCTATACCCTTCTTGGTTTAGCTAACGTAGCTGGAAACGGTTTGGCAGCAGCGACAAGTGGAGTGACTCGCCGAGTCTCAAAATTTGCAGCAGTTGACCCAGAAATGTTGTACATCACAAACATTTCAAAAGCGACATCAGCGGTAATTAGTACGTCTGTTGATCCTTCTGCTTTCTATGTTGTTGGTATGAAGATCAGATTCTCTGTCCCTTCATCTTTCAGTATGACACAGATGGATGGTCTTACAGGAACAATCACAGCCGTAAATGCTGTGGCGGCTTCTGGAAGCATTGGAGCTTATAACATGACTGTAGACATAGATTCGTCTGCATTTACAACATTTACGTTCCCAGCATCCGCCTTGTCACCAACATCAAGATTATTTGCTACTCTGTCCCCAGCCGGTGCTCAGACTAGCTTTAATCCTGTGTCTTTGGTGCAAACTGGGTACGACTTCTCCAAACAACCATTCCATACAGGTCAGTTTACGCCTTATATGTATCTTGGTGGTGGAGCTGCAAGCCCAGCAGGAGCTAGTTTGGATATCATCAATTGGATGGCATACAAATTAGAAGTTTAGATTAAATATTTAGGGGGGAGAAATCCCCCTTTTGTATACATCTTTTGGTGAGATGTTCACAAAAATGGAGATTTGAATACATTGTCTGCTAATACGTATCTACCTCCATCTCCCGTCTTCCCACCCTCACTTGTAATTACCAATATCACACAAGCTGTCAATGCAGTTATAACTCATGCCGTTCCCATTGCATCCTCTCCCTACATAATTGGGCAATTAATCAAACTTACGATTCCACCCGAATATGGGATGTATCAAGCAGATCAGATGACTTGCGAAATATTGGCTGTCGATAACCTATTACTGACTTTTACCACCTCCCTCGACACCACTTTCTTCAACGCATTTGTAATTCCAGTAGGAATAAGGCAGCAAAAACCTGCCTCTCTGGCTCCCGCAGGTTCAAGAAACCTTTACAATATATCCACTGTTGCGTTTCACTCTTTAGATGGATCGGTAGGAAACTAAAAAGGAGAAAAATTATGAGTTTAACAAAAATAGCATCTAACGGATTGCAACACGGACTTATCAATACTGTGGGAAATTCAGTTCCAGACAATGGCTTTAAGCATTTTTCTGAAAAGAACAAACCCAAGATGGAAGCGTTGAAGAAGAAGGACGAAGAACTCGTGAAAGTACAATACCTTCATAAAGATGGAAAGAATGAACGCTTAGAGCGTCCATACATGAAATATGCAGGACAGCCTATCACGTTTTGGAGATTTCTTCATGGGGAGACTTATGAAATCCCTAGAGGCCTCGCCGAAGATATCAACGATCCAAAGAAAAGACAGATGAAAAGATCTGGATTAATTGGTCCTAACGGACAGCCTTTAGAAACAGATCAGTTAGAAGATCCGATTCACAGAGTTGTAGCTATAGGATTTTAACAATTGAGGGAATATGAGCGTTGTAGTACCTGCTGATAATACCTATTCTCAGATAGAAAGACTAGTGAGGCGTTATACTGCCTCCTCTTCGGAATCTGCTCTAAGATCAGTGGACATTCAGCAGCAAGTCAATATGTTCTACAGCTCAGATTTTCCCTATTCCATAAAACTAGATCAGATGCGATCAGTTTATACTTTTTATACGCGTCCAAATATTGATAGATACCCCCTAGATGTGAATTTCAACCAAGGGGTACGCGCACCGATGTACGTGGATGGAATCCAGGGGACATTCTTCAAGGACAGGAATCAATTCTTCAATATGTGGACGCGTTATACCACTCAATTTAAACCGATCACTGGAGATGGTGTTACCGCAACATTTGCATTTACTGTGCCTGGGCCATTCCTAAGTCAACAGGTGACTTTGGGTGGTGTAGCGGTCGGTGGAAATGCAATCTCTGTGGCCGACGATGGGAATGGAAATATGCAACTGCAAGTTCCAAATCCTGTCGTTTCAGTTCCCGTGCAAACTTCTCCAGCTCCAGGAATGAAAAATCTTAATACAGCAAATCCAGGCCAAGACATCGTTACAACGATAGGCACCGTTAACTATGTAACTGGTCAATTTTCAATTACTTTTCCCGCAGGATATATCCCGGCATCTGGAACTCAGATGACGCTTAGAGTGGCTCAGTATCAAACCGGAAGACCTCAATCTCTGCTGTTTTGGAACAATGAATTTACAGTGCGCCCAGTTCCTAAATTTATCCATAAGGTAGAGATAGAAACATACCTCACTCCCGTTCAGTTCATGCTCACTTCCGATAGTCCCATACTCAATCAATGGGTCCAATATATAGCCTATGGAGTGGCTATGGAGATCCTAAGACAGCGACAAGATATGGATGGGGTGGCCAATCTAATGGAAGGATTTAAAAGACAAGAAGCGATGGTATTGGAAAGACAAGGTGTCGAAGAGATCGGTCAGAGGAATGCTACTATTTACTCTGGAACTGTTCAGCAAAATGGTGCAAATTTTGGATGGAATCAAGGATACTAGATGAGCGGATATACTCCACTAAAAATCACTGGCAATGAGACCGGCCTAGTCCAGTCGCGTGAGGAATTCCTATTACCCAACGATGCCTATCCAACTCTTGAAAATGCCTATGTTTGGAGAGAGAGAATCAAGCGCAAGCAAGGCTACCAGCTATTAGGAAGACTTCGCAGGGTTTTGACAGCACAAGCACTCGGGAATACCGATGGCGCCGGGAATTTTTCAGGAAATTTAATTGCTATCTTATCACTCGAAGCAAACGCAACCATAGAACCGGGGTCGGTAACAGTATATGTAGGTGCACAAACATTTACTGAGTCAACTCCTGCTAATGGAACTCTTACCAATGGGGCAGGAGGTACCGGAACCATTAACTATGCCACTACTGCTCTTACGATCAATACCAATCCCAACCTTGCCGGGATTGCTGTCACTATAGATTTTAATTACTTCCCCGCTCTTCCTGTGATGGGACTACGATCACGTGAACTTAACAATATCAATAATGAACAGTTGATCGCCTTCGATCAGGTTTATGCCTACAAGTTTTCCTCTGGATGGCAAGAATTTATTGTCGGAACGACCTGGACAGGAAGTGATTCTGATTTTTTCTGGACTACAAATTATTGGGTAACGCCAGCTCCTAACAATTCCAAACTTTTCTGGGCGACAAATTTCTCTGGGACTGGTGGAGATCCTATTCGATATACCGATTCAAGTGTGTGGATAGATTTTGCACCAACTATCGATGCAGCAGGAAATGTGCTTGCTCAATGTCTGGCTATGCTTCCTTTCCGAGGGAGGATGGTGGTTTTCAACACCTATGAAGGGGCTAATCTAGCTACCTCAATCCAATATAGACAACGAATCCGATGGTGTGCTATTGGAAACCCTATTTCTACTGTGAGCGCTTTATTTCCTCTTCCTGCTGATATCAATGCAAATGCTTGGAGAGATGATATTAGAGGCCAAGGAGGCTTTCTAGATATCCCCACCTCTGAGAATATCATTTCTGTAGGATTCGTTCGTGACAACCTAGTTATCTATTGCGAGCGAAGCACCTGGCAGCTTAGATACACGGGACGTGCAATAGCTCCATTCCAAATCGAGAAGGTCAATAGTGAACTTGGTGCCGAAGGAACATTTAGCGCAGTCCAATTTGATACTTCCTTGGTAGGCATTGGCGATAAAGGTGTAGTGCAATGTGACAGCTTTAAGTCGGAGCGCATCGACATAAAAATACCTGACCTGGTATTTGAATTTAAGAATGAGAATAATGGGACCAATCGGGTTCATGGAATAAGAGATTTCCAACAGCGTTTAGCATATTGGACATTCCATTTTAATCCAGGCGATGGATTTTCAGTAGTATTCCCAAACAGGCGCCTTGTGTACAACTATGAAAATGATTCATGGGCTATCTTTACAGATTCGTTAACGACACTGGGAACATTTCAAAATCCAGTTCAAAGAAAATGGAATACATCCCCTTTCCCATGGTCAGAAGCAGATTTTCCATGGTTAGATATTCCTTCTCAATTTCCCTCTATTGTAGGAGGAAACCAAGAAGGATACGTAGAATATCTCTCTTCCAACCTTCAGCCGAAAGTATCCGCTGATGTGAGCTTATCTGTTTCTAACGTCACAGGCAATACCACAACACCTACAGTAATAACTTGCATAGATCACAATATGCAAGACGGCTATGTGATAAGCATCAAAGAAATTCCGATAGGCACTCCATTCGCCTCTTCTTTGAATAATCCACAAGCTGGATTGATTACAGGCGCCACTCAAGCAAATCCTTGCCAAATCACCAGCACATTACATCGATTAACAACGGGTGATAGCGTAAAAATAGAAGGTGTAGGTGGGATGACTCAGCTTAATGGTAATGTTTATACTATTACCGTTACTGGTGCCAATACATTCACATTAGACAATACTGATTCTACCGGATACACCGCGTATACCGTTGGTGGAAGCTGGACAAGTCAGGGAAGAAATATCTTCGCTATTATTGTGGTGGATAAAGACAATTTTGAACTTTGGAAATACAATCCATCTACACAGCAATTTAGCTCCCCTCAATTAGATGCTCCAGATACCTATATTGGAGGGGGGCAAATCGCCATTAGAGATGGATTCAGTATCATAAGCAAAAAGTTTAACTTCCTTGACGAGGGGCAGAATATTCAATTGGGATTCATCGACATCTTGATGAGCGCTACGGAAGCTGGAGCGATTTCATTGAATACCTACCTGGACTACAACAATAACTCGCCGATCAATATAGCTCCTCAGAATCAAAATCCTGATACTTTGGCTCCTGATACATTCTTTAATTCGGTGGTTCCTACGTATACTCTAGGAGGAATTGCGACCTCTAAGAATTGGTATAGAGTCTTTTGTCCAGTTCGTGGGGCATTTATCACATTAGAATGGCTACTTTCCAAGGCTCAGTTGGTTGGAATCGAACAAGAAAGCGATGTTCAGATTGATGCTCAAATATTATATATTAGAAAAGCGGGCCGACAAATGCCCCCAGGAGTTTAAAAATGGTTTATAAAGCAAATATTCCTCAGCCAACAGATAATTTAGATGATTCACAAGTGGACTTATTGGGAAATTTCCAACAGTTAGATACAACTTACGGGATCGATCATTATGCTTTTACTGTCTCCACAGCAAATTTGGGATTCCATAATAAGATCACTACACCTCTCATAGTGGGATCTGCGCATCCAGCCACAGGGGCTAACCCAATACTTTATGCAATGCAGGATTCAGCAAATGTTGGAGTAATTCAATACTCAAGAGGACCAAATAATGTGGTTCCCTCTCCAATTACAACTCGGCAGTCTCAAGCCGCCGCCATTTCGTTAGCTCCTAATGCGACAGCGGATGTTCTTGATTTTACTGGATTGCCCAGAGCTATGGCAATACTTTATGCTGCAAATTTAACAGGAAATGGGTTTCAACAAGTCTATGCTGTTTGGAATGGAGCGACTCTGTTAGTGACAAACTATCTTTCTATTGTAGGAATAGAAGGGGTGGTAGCAGGAGCCGTGCTAAGAATCAAAAATACCCTTCCAGCCACGACGTTAAATGAAATTAGGTGGACACTCCAAATGATTAGGCTTGAATAATGACAACCCCACAAGATAGTACATTCTTTGATGCCTATGTACCAGTCTACGACACTGTACCAGAAACATGGGAAGAAGGAAGACAGTTTCTCATTGAGCATCTCAAGGAAATAACCAATGCTGTCAATATCCGTACTATCGGATGGCTTCTTGATGAAGAATTATTATCAGGTCAACAGTTCATACCAAGTGCCAATGCTAATCAAGAATATAGATCTGTGTTTAGAAAGGTGATTGATTTTGGCGCTTTGCCAAATGCGGGATTAAAATCAGTGGCACATGGAATAACCTGCGATGCAAATTTTACTTTGATAGATTTATGGGCAGCAGCTACGCAACCTCCCATTGTTGCCCCTCCTCAAGCCTTTGCAGCCATTCCTATTCCATTTTCCTCCCCGACTCTAAATGAAAACATTAAGATTACAATGGACAACACGAATATAAATATAACAACTGCTATAAACTATAGCACATACACAAGAGTATTCGTGGTATGCGAATATATACAGGAACAATAGGTGACTTATGGGATTCCTCACTGGTACAAAGGGCGGTTACAAGCAATTATCGACCGTAGGTAAAGAGCAACAACCCCTCTATCAACAACAGTTAGCGGCAGCGCAAGGTCAAGGAGCGGGTGGAGCGTTTGGTCAGGCGGCGGATTACTATCGCAGTCTTTTAGGCGATGACAATAGCACCTTTCAAGGGATGGCAGCCCCAGAGATGCGACAATTTCGAGAGCAAATAATCCCTGGACTTTCCGAACAGTTTGCAGGAATGGGTTCTGGCGGTCTGTCTAGCTCAGGATTTCGCAATGCTGCTGTTAATGCTGGGACAGATCTGTCCGAAAGGCTTGGAGCGATTAGAGCGCAATTAAGGCAGCAAGGGGCTGCTGGATTGATGGGCCTCGGAGAGAGTGGATTGCAGCAACGTAATGAAAACATCTACAATCCTGGCCAACCAGGGTTCTTAGAACAAGTAGCACCTCTAGCTGGTCAAGCTTTGTCGATGTTTGGAGGCCCAATGTTAGGAAAATTAGGTGGACAGGCTGGAAACTGGTTATCGTCTAAATTTGGAAAGTCCTCTCCATATGGTCAGTCAAAAGGAATAATGGATTCTGGTGCCGCGGGGCCAGCCTTCTAAGGAGTAATTATGGTCCAAATTATACAAGAAACTGGGAATATCGCTGGACGAATCGGAAGAGGATTTGGAAAGGGTCTTTCTGAACAAATTCCAAAAGAAATGGAACGTTATCGCCTATCTTCGGGCCTTGAAAAGTTAAATAAAGAAGGCGCTAATTTAAGTCCAATTCAACAGACTGCGGGACTTATTAAGTCTGGTTTTACTCCTGAACAAGTTTCCTCATTTCTTCCCGTTCTTAGAGAATCTCAGCAGACAGCAGCCTATAGAAAGAATTTCGGTAAGCCTATCCAAGAAGTCCCACAAGCAAAACAGGCTGATATTACTGAGAAAGGAAAACCAATATCTGCAATTGAACCTCAAGGTAAGGGAGGATTTGCATCAGCCTCACAACTTAAAAATTACAAGCAATCTATTCAGCAAGAACCTTCAAAGGAAGATGTTCGGGATTTGGCAATTAGAAATATTGAGTCAGGAATTGCATTAAACGAGAGGGATGCAGAAGCACAAGCCTATAATGAACTTAAGCAGAATTTAGTGGCACAGAGAGAGAAATTAGGCTCATTCAGAACGGGACTTGAAACTCGTTTAACCAATGATCTCCAAAAAGGGGGTTTTGCTCAATTCCAAGATGTGTCTGGCGAGATTAAAAATGCTTTATTGGATCAAGGAGAATATCTCGTTGGAGTGAAGGGTTTAACCCCTGAAGCTGCGCAACAAGAAATAGCTGATATCGGAAAAGAGTTGGGAAAAACAGTCACCCAAACAAAAACTACTGGGGCAATTTCCAACTGGTTAAAACCTTCGAGTGAGAAGACGCGTGAACTGAGAGAGCAAAAGAAGCAATTTGATAAATATGGCTTTGGAGAACAATTTGACGATATAGCGACGAGTGCGTTAGGAATCACTCCTATGCAAGCTGCTGCGGTCTTAGATCCTTTAAAAAATAAAGACATAAATAAGGTTCTAGATCCTCTGAAAAGCACCATCTTTGTCGATGTGCGTCCTCTTCCCAAGAAAACTCTAGATTCGATAATTGAAAATATTGAACCCGACGATAACATTCTTTCAATTGCTCATAAGCTCAGGGATAAACGCTATGACGTAAATCAATTCTTAGAGAGAGTATCAGAGCTGGAAGATGAGGGTAAAATTGCATTGACACCCAAACAACAGAGACAGAGACAAAAACCTTCGAGTAATTCGATGTTAGGCGATATTTTATACAATACTTTATGAGGTTATATGGTCGCGCCAATTATGGGAGCAATAAAATATCTACCAGCATCTGTGGGGGTAAAGCTTCTCCAAAAGGTAAATCCCAAGTTCAAAAACTATTTCACTACCGCTGCGGCTTATGGGTATGACGCAAATAATGCTTTGGATTATCTAAAGGATAGGTTTGAAAATGAATCCTCTCAATCATTTGAAAGCCAATTGGAAAAAGGTGCTCAACAAGGAACCTTACGTCCCGATGAAATGGCAGCTAAAAGTCAGATAAGCAATGCGCAGATACCCGGAAAAGTGGCAAGAAGTATCGCAGCATATGGAGGCGCAGCTTTAGCAGGGGGAATGCCTGGAGTGGCAGCACAAGCTGTTTCTCAAGCTATGCCAGAAGAGGGCTCTCCTTCCATGCAGACACAAAGCATTCCTAATGCTCAAGCTCCTTCTCAATCGGCGCCTCAGAAAAAAAAGCCTTTGCGTCAGCAATTAGAAGAAGCCCACCAAGCTGAATATGGTCAAGCTAATGAAAAGAGTCGGTTGATCCAACTTACTCAGGAAGGATTAGCAATGCTACAAAGGCTAAATCAGGGTAGATAAATGGACGAATTTGCTCAATTTCTGGAGATGTATATGCAATTAGTGCAAGCGTCTGCTAATGAATTGACAGACGAAGAAGCACGCGTCGTGGAAGATTTTATCCGTGAGGGTCTGAAATTTTTGGCACAAGCTAAGATGGCTCAGGAAGAAACCCCAATTGAAGCGCCTCAGGTCCCAGAAGTCCCTCCAGCCCAAATGCCAAGTAGCAATGTTTATGGATTCAATTTCGATGAGGACAGCGGAAAGTTACTCGTTAAATTCCAAGGCAATGATGGTTTAGGTCAAGGCCCAGTTTACGAATACGGAGGAGTGCCCCGGGTCATCTTCGAACTATTCAAGCGAGGAGCAATCCCCGCTAGAACAGATGGTCAGAATAAATGGGGTAAGTGGTGGAAAGGTAAAGTCCCTTCCCTTGGCGCTTCAATGTATACCCTGATTAAGAATGGTGGATATCCTTATCAGAGAGTGGCTTAGAGATCAATTCAGAAGGCATAATACCATTTAAAATCAACTCATTCTCGATTCTTATTAATCTTTTATTCATTTCAGAATACTTGAAATATAACCACATGACATTAAAGGAAATCCAAATCAAGGCAGGAAAAATAAAAAAATTATTAGCCGTTATCTTCATGGACCTATCCTCTCTTCTCGAGTGTTTTGGATTTTCTAGCTCTCCACATTTTTTTTGCCGCTTCACTTCTTGCAGAACAGGGCTTTTCCTCTTCTTGAGGAATGTTCATGAAGATCAAGGAAGTTTCAATTGCCATTAGGCGTTCTCTAATCTCACGGATCTCACTAGAGATATATTTTAATGAATCTTTGATCTCAGAGAATTCAGAAATATCAGTTTTTGGAGTTGATTTTTTTCTGCTTACTAAAAGAAAAACTATCAATATTACTAATAGAATCAATACATAAAAAAATGTGAAAGTGTTTGGATCACGCATATTAAAAATCCTTAAATTTTCCACAAAACTCCGGGTGCAAGATTCGAACTTGCGACCTACGCCTTAACAGGGCGCCGCTGCCACCGCTGAGCTAACCCGGAACAAGATTTACTTTGTAATGAGCATAAACATTCAGGGAAATCTGTCTTCCGCATTTGATTTCAATGGATGGAATTTCATACATATCTAAATCGGATGTGACAATGAAAACTCCATCGCATGAGCAGGAATTAAATTTTTTAACTGCTGTTTTAGGTTGATTACCTCCGCTGGTTTTAACAGAGGCGGAATAAATCCCATATTTCGTTTTATACGAACAAGAGATTACCTTAACCCTAAATAAGACAAGTCCATTGTCATAGATCAAATTGTAATCACATGGTTCAAGGGGTATGCTCACCATCCCACGTAGGGAATAGTACGATATTGCAATCCCAACAGCACCTTTTCCTTTTATTTCTATACTCATGACAGAAGATTAACAGACCACTCCTTTTTTCAGAATCTAAATAAAATTTTATGACCTCATTTGTCTATGGGTGTAAAATTATTTTGCTAATAAATATGTAGATCGATAGGCTTTAAATCAGCGTGAAAAGAAGGATTCGCAGTCCTGTCATTGGCCGTATAATACGCCCCGCCACCGTATGAAGAAATTAACGTAATCGCTTAGCTAGCGATCACAATTAACCAATCGTACGATGGAGAATTTATATGACAGGATTTGTATCCTCAGACCCTCTTGATAATCTTACTAATACCTCTTCTAGACCAATTTTCATTTCAGCTAATCGCGCACCAACGACAAACGATCAATATCCACCTGGAACACAATGGCAAGATCTGAGCTCTGCTGCAAAAACAATTTATGCAACTACTGGATTTGCTGGAGTATGGAACGCTGGATCTAATGCCTACGCTACAACTTCAGCGGCGGGTATAGTTCAATTATCCTCAACTATACTCGGGGACGCTGCTTCCTTAACTCTTGTGCCAACTGTCAAAGAAATTAAAGACTATGTAGATGGGATCGCAATCGCTGGTGCCCCTGCTTGGTCTGAAACTGTATCGGGAATTGGTGAACTGGCGACACAGGCAGAAACTAACACGGGTACTAATGACAATACTGCAATTACCCCTCTTAAGCTGAAAACGAATTTAGCTAGCCCCCCTGCTATAGGCGGTACAGCACCAAATGCAGGTGCATTTACAAATCTTGCGGCTACCGGGGTAGGAACAGGAAACATTCTCACTTCTGATACAGCTTCATCTTTCGGCGTTACAGGCGCAGCAATTGATGCAACCATATCGAGTTCCCTGGGAGCTGTCAACATTACCGCTGGCGAAGCGGCCACGGATGCAATCAATATCGATGCGGCGGCAGGCGGCCTAGATGTCGATGTAGCCCTTCTTCTAAGCCTAACATCTTCAAGAAACCATGCTAATGCTCTCGAATTAATAGCGTCTGCGGGGGGCATTGATGTTACCGCAGCAGGAGCAGCAGGGGAAGATATTGACATTGTTTGTACGGCTGGATCAGTCAATATTACAGCAGGTGAGAACGTAGCGGACTCTATCGTCATTAGTTCGAGCGTCGGCGGTATTCAAATTAATGCAGCTTCAGCGACAGGAGGTGAGGATATTGCTCTTACGGCGACAGGCTCCTCGATTCGACTGGTTTCTACGGAAAGCGCTGGAGATGCCATTTATTTAGAATCTACCCTTGGAGGGATTCAGCTATTATCTACTGGAGCAGCAGCCGGCGAAGACATAGTAATCACTGCGACGGGATCAGCGGTAAAGATCGAATCAACAGAAAGCATCGCAGATTCTATCACATTAACTTCTACGGCCGGCGGTATAGACATCCTGGCAACTGGATCAGGAGCCGGCAAAGATATTGACATCGTTGCTACAGGCTCTAGTGTCAATATCCAGGCAACCGAATCGGACGTGAATGCTATCACGATAAATGCATCTGGCGCAGCGGGTGGCATCAATGTGGATGCGGGCACAAGTGGATTTATTCTTGATACAACAGGAGCAATTTCTCTCGATGCCGCTGCAGCATCTAACTTCACTGCAACAGGCGCATTTGATATTACCGTTAATTCAACCGCTGGATCAATTCTTATTTCTGGTGGCGAAGCGGCTACAGACGCAATTAACATTGATGCGGCTGCGGGTGGTCTTGATGTTGATGTAGCTCTTCAAATGAATCTGGATTCTTCTCAAGCGGCCGCAGATGCAGTAAGAATTATAGCAAGTAATGCCGCTGGAGGTATGGACATTGACGCAGGAACTGGTGGTATTACAGTTGATTCTACTGGTGTTTTGTCATTGGATTCGGCTGGCGCAACAAATTTAACGGCCACCGGGGCATTTGATATTACCATTCTTTCAACAGCCGGAAGCGTCATTGTACAAGGTGGTGAAGGAGCGGTTGATGCAATAAAGTTAAACGCTAGCAATGCAGCGGGCGGCATTGATGTAGATGCGGGAACTGGTGGTATTACGCTAGACACTACCGCAGCGGTATCAATTGATTCTGCAACTGCTTCAAATTTCACTGTAACAGGGGCAGCAGATCTAACATTGTCTTCTAGTGCTGGCGCAGTGAATGTGACATCTGGCGAATCCAACGCGGATTCCATCAATGTTACTAGCAGTGGCGGTATGAATATCGTTGCAACTGGAGCAGCAGCCAAAGATGTAATTATTACTTGCACAAGCGGGTCCATGACGTTAAGTGCGGGGGAAAACGTAACAGATGCTATGAACTTTACTGCTGGAGGGGCTGCCTCGAGAATTAATTTAACAGCGGGCACCGGAAGCATTAAATTTGCGTCTGGATGGGTTGTTCCTATTACAACAAAAGCAAATGCTGACACTCCTTATACAGTTTTGGGAACTGACTATGTGATTAACTGTGATACAACTGCGGGGGTTTTACAAGTAACGCTTCCTGCAGCTACAGCCTTAGCAGGAAGAACATTTGTTATTAGAGACGGCTCTGGTACGGCGGCAGTAAATAACATAACTATCAACGGTGGCGGAACAAACCTGGTTGGTGGTGGTGCATCTGCTGCTACAAAAGTTTTGAACGCTGCTTACTCAGGAGCTACCGTCTATTCAAATGGAACAGTATGGCTTTATGCTTATGTTGCATAAAATAATTTGAGTGTTAAGATGGGTGGTAAGAAAACCACCCATCACACTGAAAGAAAAAAATCCTGTGGAGTGAAAAATGGCTGATTTAAATAGTATGCAAGCGATCACGATGGCCGTTTATAATACAGCGGGGCTTGCTGGAACTTATGCAGCCTTGAACGGAAGCGGCTTTAGCGATGATATCAAGGTTTTGAAAGTCTATAATGGAAGTAATGTAGGGATAACGGTTAGCTATAATGGAGGAATCACAGATCAAGATTTTTTTCCTGCTGGCTCAACACAAATTCTAGACCTACAAACGAATCATTCTGACAATTCTTCATATGGATCGGGTACACTCTATGGGAGAAAAGGCCAAATCATAATGGGTAAAGGATCTGCTGGAGTAGGTAGTTTCTATATTATTGGATACCGATAGGGGTAAAAAATGAGTCAGTTCTTTATAGATTCAAATTCAATTCCTGGCTCTTCAATTAATACCCTCAGTGCGGAAAATGGAGCTGCAACCCCACCAAGTGGAAATAATTTTAATTTCTCTGGATCACTAGCCGGAGGCTCGACTGCGAATGGAGCTGTTTTATTCAATACGTCTGCTGCCGGGGAAATGAATGCAGTTGTACAAACTGACAGCTCAACCATATTTATCAACGCCTCAAATCAATTACAAGCAATTTCAGGATTAACATGGAATGTCCAAGCTGCCGATTTAACAGCAGTTAAAGGACATGGATATTTTGCCAATAGCGCAACTCCCGGGCCAATCGGACTAATCGTTACTTTGCCTGCTATTTCGTCAGTTGGAGACACGTTCAAAGTTTACGCATTTACAAGTAACGGGTGGACGATAGCTCAAAATGCTGCTCAATTTATTCAAGTTGCCAATCAAACAACGACAGTAGGCGTACTGGGGTCATTAGTTTCAACTAAGACTGGGGATGTTGTTGAATTAGTATGTTCTGTGGCAAATACCCAGTGGGAAGCCGTTTCGTTTGCAGGGAATATTATAATAAATTGACGGAGAGAAATGCCAACAATTAACAATCCAGTCAACGCATCTACAGGTGGATATCAGAGTTTCAACGCATCAACCGGTGTATGGAATGGTCGAACATTTCAAGCCGGAACGGGAATTACTTTAACAAATGCCGATGGCGTTTCAGGTAATACGACGATTTCCGCTGATAATGGGGCCTTCACATGGAATGATGTCAGTGGAGCCTTTTCACCTTTAGAATCTAACGGATATTTCATCACCGGAACAGCTACAGGAACTCTTCCTGCTGTCCCTGCGCAAGGTGATACGATTAAGTTTCTCGTCGATCACGCTACACAAGTACTCACCATCGATGCGCCGGGAACGCAGATAATTCGCATGGGCACGTTGGTATCTAGTGCAGGTGGTACGGCTGTGAGTACCGCACACGGAGATTCTGTAGAATTAGTGTATCGTGCTTCAAACACATGCTGGGAAGCTGTTGGTGGGATAATAGGAACCTGGGTACTCGCTTAAAAAATAAATTATTTTTTTGAAAACGAAGATGCGTTTGGTAACATGGTTAATCGTGTAGGTTCCAATGGGATTTGCTAATTCTATCAACGCTGTTTTTTCAAATGCAGACGCATTTGGTAATTTAACAACATCGTCGTTGCTCCCCCGAATACAACTGCAATTTCCATACAATATAAACACTGATGAAGTGTCTACGAGCACAACTGGGAGTGGCACTGTTACGCATAGCACTCCTTTTGCTGTTTTGAGCACAACTGCTGCAATCAATTCGTCTGCTTCTTTTACATCAAAAAACAATCTACACTATAAAACTGGGGAAGGTGGGCTTTGTTTGTTTACAGCAATCTACACTCCAGGCGTAAGCGGTAGCATACAAGAAGCGGGATTGGGAGACTCAGTAAATTCACTAAATTTTTGTTTTAATAATTCAACATTTGGGATCAATCGCCGGTCAAACTCGGTAGACAACTTTATCGCTCAATCTGCATGGAACAAAGACAAGATGGATGGAAGCGGAGCGTCTGGAATGACGCTAGATCCAACGAAGGGAAATGTTTACAAAATCCAATACCAGTGGCTTGGATTTGGGGAGCTGAATTTCTATATTGAAAATCCTAACACTGGAAGATTCGCATGGGTTCATTCTATTCAATATGCCAACTCTAACACTTCTACGTCCCTGCTAAATCCATCAATGCCTCTATATGCCAAAGTCGCCAACACCTCAAATGATTCAAATATATCTCTTAAAGTTCCATCAATGGCTGCATTTGTCGAAGGAGCGTTGGTAGATTTGGGTTTAATAAATTCAATTAGCAATTCAAAAAGCGCAATAACTACTGAAACAAACATTCTGACAATAAAAAACAACGCAACATTTAACAGTATTTTGAACAGAAAATCAGTCACCCCTCTTTTTCTTTCTTCGACAAATACAGGAATTGCAGATGTAACATATCGACTAAAATTGAACGCTACTCTTGGAGGAGCACCTTCGTTTACCAATATTTCTACGAATACATCTGTTGTTTCTTATGATGTTGCTGGAACAACTGTAACCGGTGGCAGGCAAGTAGCTATTTTTTTTTCTCAAGGCAATACCAACGCGCAAATAGATCTAAAAAATATCCCAATAATAATGAATAATTCAGATACACTCACAGTTAGCGCCACTAGTTCTGGGGCGGCTATATCTCCATCTGTGGCTTTGACATGGACAGAACAGGTGTAAAAGAAAAGTTTAAAAAGAGGCGTCATGACATTTACACGATCAGTCAGCACAGGAAATTACGGGCCAGCTAAGTTCATAGTGGACGGAACTACGACGGCCAATGGCACGCACAGCACAATAGCTGCTGCGCTCGCTGTCGCATCCTCTGGAGACACCATTTTCATTCGGCCCGGAACCTACACCGAGAATCCGACTATCTCTACATCCGGAATAACCCTCTGCGGAATGGGTGGAAATGGCTTAAATTACGACGGGACATCCCTTGGAGTAACCATCACAGGAAAGATTTCCTTTACTCACGCTACGGGAATCACAAAATTCGCCAACATTCAATTTAACTCAAACAGCGACAATATATTTTCTGTTACTGGAACAGCAGCACCCAGCGTATATGTTCAAGATTCTTACTTCTATTCAACTACTAACGTTTTTATGTTAAACAGCAGTAGTGGAGGTGGCCGTTATTATTTATATCGATGCAATGGGAATCTAGGCGGAACAGCAGTAGCGGTTTTCAACGTGACGGGTGCGGGCACATCATTAATTTTTAACGATTGCCACTGGTTAAATGGAGGATCTACGACAGCCTCTACTCTAAATGCCACAGGAACAACTGTTTCGATAATTGGGGGGCAATGGCAGAACGGGTTGACCCTGCAAAGCTCTTCGGCGGCTAATTTTCACAACACAAGTTTAACTGTTACTGGATTAGGAGCGGCTATGATTACCACTTCGAGCACAGCAACGTTTGTGGCATCTAATAGCAGGTTTACAACAGATGGCCAGGCGGTAGCATCGATAGGAGCTGGTACAGTTGGAACAATGGTCAACTGTGCGCTGGATTCCTCAGCAGCGAATGTGCTTACTGGAGCGGGAACGCTTAAATATGCTGTACTTTCATTTATGGGGACATCATCGGGACATAACGTAACAACTGAAACAAATTTGGCTTCAATTTTATAAGGAGACGTTATGGCAAGTTCAGGTAAAAATACTAGCGGAAATCTTTACTCAACATCCATAGCAAGTTCAACAGCTCTTGCAGCCGATTCTAACGGTGTGTTAGTAGCCGCAACCGCCCCCTATACCCCATCCGTATTTTCAGCTCGTGTAAATACACCTGTCACAAATGTTACTGGTGATGGAACAAACTACACGGTCATTTTTAATACAGCAGCGATCAACACTGGAAGCAATTACGACACTGCAACAGGAATTTATACTGCACCGGCTACGGGATCGTACAGTTTCCAATATGGCATATTTTTCACGTCGATAGGTGGAGCGCATACGGGACTAACTTTATACATCCAAGGGACTTCCACATGGGGGGGTAATCCCATTCTCAACCCAGCTCCAATAGCTCTAGGAGGTTCTGGGAATATATCCTTGAACGGCTCCATCACACTTGCTTTAACCTCTGGTAATACAGTAAGTATCGGCGCATTGATTAGCGGGGGCGCAAAAACCGTTGGTGTCTATGGGGATGCAACAACCGCGTATTCATATTTCTCTGGTTTTAGAGTTTCTTAAAAATATGGAAAGGTAAAAAATGGCTAGTTCAGGAAAAAATACTGCTGGTAATCTCTATCAAACCAGTCTTACCGCTTATGGAGTACTGTACGACGACGCGAGCAATGTCATATCATCTACTGCTGCTGGAACAGCGGGTCAACTCATACAAAGTTCTGGCGCTGGTGTAGCACCTGCCTATACGACTGCCACTTATCCTGCTACAACTACGGTCAGCCAGATTCTGTATTCTAGTGCAACTAATGTTGTTTCTGGACTGGCAACCGCTAACAATGGCCTTTTGATCACTTCAAACACTGGAGTTCCTTCCCTACTGGCGAACGGCACACCCGGATACGTGGTGACGGCTCAGAGCGGAGCACCCCCCGCATGGGCAGCAATTAGTTCGGAAGCCGCATGGACTCCGACGGATGCTAGCGGAGCGGGTCTAACTTTTTCAACGGCAACAGGGTCGTACATCCGCATAGGGACTTTAGTGATTGCTACATGTATCGTGATTTATCCTGCAACGGCTGACGCAAGTGCCGCTATAATTGGCGGGCTTCCATTTACGCCAGTAACTGGGAATCAGTATCGAGCTGGTACAGTTACATACACAAGCGTTGGAACGCTTGCTCGAGCCTTGACAACTTCAGGAACAGCTCAATTCCAGCTTTACACTGCAACGGCCACAAACGTAACTAACGCGACAATGACTCTATCAACGAACTTCTTTCAGATCATTTATCAGACAGCGTGACGCTTTTACGCCATTCGAGATAGCTCACCCCATTGAGCCTATACCACAGCAAATCCACTTCATCGGGAGTGGCTAGGTAAACGCGATCCCAAAACTCTACATACTCCCCAAAGGAAGGCTCAGGAAAGAAGCATGAGCCATCACAGGTGTCTTCACACACCCCACACACAGATAGAGCCAAAAAACCCCCTAGAAACGCGAAATTCCTAATATAACCCATAATACTCCCTAACATCCTCTCTCCATTCAGGGTAAGTTATGCCATATCTCCTAATCCACATCTCATCGACCATGTCAGGAACTGACTCGTAAACGACATCCCACGAAAGTAGGTAAGCCTGTACGTCTCTCCAATCGCATTCACTAACATCCAATTCCTGGGATCGGTACAAAGCAGGAGCCGCTTCACAGGCCATACACGCAATGGATGCATATAGAGTAAAAAAAACGTTCATCCTAAGCCTTATTTTTCATGGATTCAGAGATCACAATGCTCCTGGAAGCCTCTTCTATCTTGGAGAACGACTTATGCCACTGCATCGCGATAAGATAAAGAGCAAGCAGAATGCCAACCACTCCAATCGCATCAACAACCCTGTCTATAGGTCTTAGTTCCATTACTTATCCCTATCTGGGGTATAGGTGCAAGTTCCTTCAGTGTCTTCATGGCCAAAGGATTTGATATCCTTCACCCA